CCTTGAGCTTTTGCTTTTTACAAACTCAGAACCAGGTGAAACGATCACCGCAGCTACACTAACTGAGCCAACCGGTACCGGTTATGCAAGAATTGCTCTTACCGACGGCACTTGGACTGTAACTGACGATACTGCTAGCTATCCGCTACAGACTTTTACTACTGGTGCAGGCGGCTGGTCTGGCACTGTACAAGGTTATGCTATTGTATCCACTGGTTCTACTCCGCGTATTGTAACCATTGAAGTTGACTCTTCTGGACCTTACACGTTTAACGAAAACGACACATACGACGTTACACCAAACATTACCATAGCGTAATTTATTACCACAGGAGATATTCTATGGTAATTGCCGGCGTACTGTCAGTTATATTCACTTCA